TCTAGGGGAATACATATGAAAGGCTCAGCAGCTAGTGTAAACTTAGATGTTGGTGGAGAAACAATAGCTTTTTATTTATTACAAGGTCATACATACCCAATATCTATTACTAAAGCAAGTGCTACCACAGTCGTTTTATTGTACTAATGGCCTTTGGCATGTTAGAGCTGAGCAAGCTCCCACTCGAAGCACAAGAAGAAATCCTATCAAAATTATCTTCAGAAGATAGGTGTCCTATCGAAATAGATAGCAAAATATACTATATACCAACTGCGGTGAATCAATTAATTGAAACATTGTATGAGCAAACGTGCATTCAAAAAGGGGAACATGGAATACCGAGCAATAAAGAATAAAAAGCATTACATATATGATTCCTATGAAGAATGGGAGAAAGCTTATCCAGACAAAACATTAGCTGTTGACTGGAGAAAAGCAAGTGAAGGCGATTGGGTCTATTCAGACGATAGAAGAATCGTTCAACTACTAAAAGTAGTAGATAAAATAAAACATCCTAATGATAGAAAAAATTATAAATATGCAAGTGGGTATGTTCGTACTGTTGTAGGGACGTTCTTAAAAAAGAAAGGTTCTAAGATGGATACTGACTTTTCAAAACATCCAAATAGATATACATTTTCTGGTAATAATCCTAAATCGGTAAAAGATAGAATAGGTGTTACTCAGAGAGAAAAGATTTTTGCTACAAATGTAGCTGTCGGTATGGGGCCTGTAAAAGCGTATATGGATGCCTATAATAATGATGATGAATTACAATCAAGAAGAAGAGCAACAATTTTATTAAAACAGGAAAGAGTTATGCAAGAAGTAGAAAAGTCCGTATTGGATATAGCAAAAGGAATGGGATTAGACCACGAATATGTATTAGATAAGCTAAAGTGTCTTGCTGATAATAGTTCAGATGATGGTATTGTATTACAATCAACAAAAGAACTAGCAAAAATAATTGGAACTTCTGGAACTACTGTAAAATCTAAAGAAATGGGTATTTTAGGTATGTTTCAAGGATTCACACCTGAGCAGCTCGAGAAAGCAGAGCGGCCTCAACTAAAGGAAATAAAAGGAGAAGATAATGACGTGTCCTAAATGCGGGTCAATAAAAAATAAGAAAAATGGAAAAAGAAATGGAATACAAAGGTATAAGTGTCACGATTGCAATAGAGAATATTTAGAAGAATATGATGATATTCCTACTTCCAATACAAATACTTCATCTGTAGTAGAAGAGTTAAACTATACTTATGTAACAGATAATGTTACAACAGGAAAAGCTCCAACTTTAGAAAATCTTTTAAATAAGTTTGAAATATCAGAAGAGATATGGAAAGTAACAAATTTTAAAGTAAATCAATGGGATGTATCAGCTAAAGAAGAAATAGATGGAAAAATAGCATGGAATACTCATACTAATTATCAAGCAAGAGCAAGTCTAGTAAGAAAAATTCCAATCAAGTGTGATTTCCCTGCTGTGCAAGGTGCAACTGTATCAGATATTTCTCTTAATGTTAAAATACCAAAAAGAGATTTAAAATTAGATGTTATTCTTCCAGATGCTCAAGTAGGATTTAAAAGAGACTTAAATACTGGAAAATTAACACCACTTCATGATTTAAAGGCAATTGCAATTGCTACAGAAATAATTAAAGACTTAAAACCAGATAGAGTAATAATGTTAGGTGATATGCTGGATTTACCAGATTGGTCTACTCATTTTGTTCGTTCTCCAGAGTTTTACTTTACAACACAACCTAGTTTAGACTGGTTAGCTTCTTGGATTAAAGAATTAAGACCATATTGTAAAGATATGATTTATATAGAAGGTAATCATGAAAAAAGAATGATTGATAGTATTATACAAAATACAATTCAAGCCTATGGTATTAAACCAGCTAATGAACCAGAAGTTCCACCACTTATGTCTGTACCTTATATGTTAGGGTTGCATAAAATGGGTGTTGAGTATATAGGTAATTATCCTCATGGAGAATATTATATTAATGATAATCTTGTTTGCATACATGGTAATAAAGTGGGTGCAAAAAGTGGTCAAAGTGTAATGAAGATGTTAGACTCTCCTAGAATTAGTTTAATACAAGGTCATGTACATAGATTAGAAATGGCCCATAAAACTGTATGGACACATGGGAATCCTAAAATATACCAAGCAATATCTTGTGGGACTCTGGCAAAAATAGATGGTACTGTTCCTGGCGGAGGAACAAGATATAATTGGCAACAAGGATTAGGTATTGTTGAGTATGATAAAGAAAGATTCCAAATAGATACTATTGGTATATATAATGGTAAATCTATATTTAGGGGTAAATGCTATGATGGATGATTATACTAAACCAACAGGAAAGAAAACAAGGCAAGGTTCAAGTAATAATACTAAATATGGAAATAAAGTAAGTAAAAAATATTACAAAAAAAAATATAGAGGTCAAGGTAAATGAGATATGGAGGTCAGTTTATAGTTTTTTGGAAAGAAATGAAATCAGATAAATCTGATGCTTTAATGAGGTCTTTTGATACATCAATAGAAGCAAAATCATATATACAAGGTTGTGTAGATTCTGTTGTAACTTTTACTAAAGACGCAAATGAAGATGAATTATTAAAACAATTTGAAATAAAGGATGCAACTAAAGAGATATGGCAATAGCAACAAAAAGAAAATTGCAAAGAAAAGATTTAATTCAAAGAATAAAAATACTTGAATATGCATTATCTAATTCAATCCAACGACAAAGAAATTGTGAATTAATATTAGATTATTATATAGAGATGAATGGTGATGATGAAAAGTTTAGAAAATTCTTAGATAAGAAAAACGAAGATGGCGAACATAAACAAGAAGAACGTAAATCTAGCTGAAGAACAATTACTACTTGCTAATAAAGATTTAATTGCTTTTGGTAAGTTATTCCTTCCTGATGACTTCCTGAGAAGTGAAACTCCTCCATTTCATTATGAGATGGCAGATGCTATTGATGATATAAATGTTAAACAATTAGGTATTATTTTACCTCGTGGTCATGGTAAAACTGTTTTAACTAAAGCTTCTATTATAAAAGATTTCCTTTTTTGTCCTAAAGATGATATGCATTTTTATGCTTGGGTATCTGCTACTCAAAAATTATCAGTAGGTAATATGGATTATATAAAGCATCACCTTGAATTTAACGATAGTATTAAATATTTTTTTGGAGCCATGAAAGGAAAAAAGTGGACCGAAGAAGATATTGAGTTAAAGAATGGATGTAAGCTTATATCTAAAAGTAATGTAGCTGGTATTCGTGGTGGTGCAAAGTTGCATAAAAGATATGATTTAATTATATTAGATGACTTTGAACATGAAGCAAATACCATTACACCAGATGCACGTGCTAAGAATGCGAATTTGGTTACCGCTGTTGTTTATCCTGCGTTGGAGCCGCATACTGGTCGCTTGCGTGTTAATGGTACTCCTGTACACTATGACTCTTTTATTAATAATCTTATTAATAATTATGCAAAAGCTCAAAAAGGTGGTGAAGATTTTTCATGGAGAGTAATTACATATAAAGCTATTTTACCAGATGGTACTCCTTTATGGCCTTCTTTTTTCTCAAAGGAAAAACTAGAAGAAAAGAAAAAGTTTTATTTAGATAGTGGACAATCTCAAAAGTTCTATCAAGAATATATGATGGAAGTCCAATCTGAAGAAGATTCAGTATGGAGTAGAAGATATATAAAACATTGGGAAGGATATTATGAAAATGAAGATAGTCAAAATTATATTCATGTAGATGGAGAAAAAATGCCTTGTAATACATTTATAGGATGTGACCCTGCTACCGATATAGATACTAAGACTTCTGACTTTTCTGTAATAATGGCAATTGCTATTGACCCTAATAATAAATTATATGTATTAGAATATGAAAGACATCGTAGTATTCCAACTGTAGGTTCTAGAGGAGCTGATGGAGAAATCATTGGAAAGAAAGGTGTAGTTGATTATATTATGGATATGCATGAAAAATATCATTGTGTATCTAGCACCGTTGAAGATGTAGCTATGAAT